ACTTTCCGTCGCTGTCTGACCAAAGGTCCCGTACCAATATGGATTCCCAACCTGCACCTTGGCGTAGTTTACAAGCCCTGTGTTTGTTTTGTTTGACATGATCATTCTCCTCGTTTTTATATATTTCCGGCCATTACAATAAGGAAATGACTAGAATATGAAGAATAACGGCCGCAGCAAAAAAGAAACTCATGCTTCCACCGCTTCAAAATAGATACCTGAGAGCTGGGAAGGCAGGTATTGCAAAACTGTCCCTGCACCGTTTGTATCGTCCCGGGTACACAAATACAGCCCTTCTCCATCCATATAATAAAATCCTCTGTAATACCGCATCCCTTCGGCTGCGGTAATTGGATCATCCTTTGTGCCGGCCCGATCTGGCCGCACTACCTCCCAATGCGCTGAAGTAACGTCGGGTGTCCATGTAGGATTCGCAGCAATCGGGTTGTAGCAACGATACAGCATGCCCTGATACCGACAGAGAGCTCCGGATTGATAACCCTGGTTACCTGTCCACTGCGGGAACAGTTCCATGCATTTCAATGCTTCTGCATCTGGCAGATGCATAGCTGAGGCTTCGATTTTGGCTCGGAATATGCGTGCCTCTTCCACTGTTGTAACCATGTCATGCACCCCCCGTTATAATGTTCAACAGGTCGCGTGCAGTTGCGGGAGGCGGCTCTTTTTCCTTCCACGCCTGCATGATCGCCTCATCCGTCTCATACCATACGGATTCATAATATTTTCCGTCTTCAGGGTATGGGCAAAACGTAACTGGCTTATATCCATTCGCCGCAAAAATCTCTGGGTCGTTTGTGAAAACATCTCCACGCTCTGTTTTTAACGGGTTGGGGGCCAACTCCAGGCCGCCCAATCTTAATTTTGCGTACACCATTTCGCCTCCTAAAAATTCCTGGTCAGGTTAAATAATCAAGTGTGCAAGTTCGAATCTTTGTCGTATTACTACTTGCTCCCTCCACTAGATGCATATATATTTCCAAAGTTACTTCGGGATATTGTACCTCCAGACCCGGTATTGCTAACGTATACTCCCCGTCTGTATCTAAGCGCGTATCATATGCGGTAGCCGTTGCAAATGCCTCGCCCTCCGGATTGTATAATGTTGCTGTAACCTCCTGCTGCAATCTGGCATTTGCCGGGTTACCTATTCGCGTCAATGTTGCCTGATACGGTCCAGCATTGGGAGTTGGAATATAAATCCCTTCATTTTCGCACCGGATACGGGACAGGAGACGGAGCAAGCATGGTGGACCGCCGCTAATATCAGGTACTTTTAACCACAAACTGTCTTGTTGCATCTCAATGCGATATAGCCCCCCGTTAATAATGTCTCCCCCGCTCACTGCGCCTGATTCTTGGGTAAAATCAATGTAGGCAACCGTAACAGGCGTCAATTCCGGTGGCGGATTGCTATGTCCGAGGGCAGTCATCATGTAACGTCTTCTTTTCATACTTCATACCACCTTGACCGCAATTACGGTACCGTCCTTGATTGATACTTCCCATGTGTCGCTGTTCGTAAATGTGGGCGCAGAACTGGCATATGAGGAATCCGGCAGCGTAATCGTGATCGCGCCGGATGCGGCTGTGGTGATAGACAGCCAGCACTCAAAATTGCCTGTGGGATAGAAGATTGTCAGCGAGGACACATTGCTCAGACGATATTCTGTATTGTCGGCCAGCGTGATTGTTGTGCCTGCGTTGATCTGCGACGGTTTGTCCTGTTTGTTTGTCAGAAGGCTCGTTGTGTATGCATTGATCTCTTCAATATCCGCTGACGTCCAATAATCCACGCCTTTTATGGGTGTATACCCATCTGTGCCGGCCGGCCCCTGTGCGCCGGTTGCGCCGGGCTCTCCCTGATTCCCCTGCGGGCCTGCTGGTCCTTGTTTTCCGGGATCACCTTTCTCGCCAGCTGGCCCCTGTGGCCCGGTATCTCCCTTCTCGCCTTGGGTGCCGACAGGGCCTTGTTCTCCTTGGGGGCCAGTGTCCCCCGTGTCTCCTTTGGGCCCCTTGATCCCGCCAATATTGGCCCATGCGTTCTTCTCCGTGTCCCATAGGTATACAACGTTTTCCGCCTGCGTACCGATCGCCCATGCATCTCCTGCACTGCCGATCGGGTGTGCTGCCTGCAAATCCTCAATCGTTGCATATAGGCCCAGCAGAGTGAAACTGGTTCCATCCTCGCCCTTCGGTCCTTGCGGACCTGTTTCTCCTTGCGGGCCAGCGGGTCCCCGCTCGCCTTGAGGGCCTTGCTCGCCGTGCGGGCCCTGTTCTCCCTTCGGCCCGGTGTCCCCCGTGTTGCCTTTTTCCCCCTGTGGCCCTCTTAGCCCCTGCGGTCCGGTATCGCCCGTGTCGCCTTGCTCGCCCTTCGGCCCTCGCGGCCCGATGCCCCCTGGCTCTCCTTTTTCCCCTTGGGGCCCCATTTCCCCCTGTGGTCCCGTATCTCCCTTCTCACCTTTTTCTCCCTGCGGCCCTATGGCGCCGGTCTCTCCCTTTTCGCCCTTAAAGTCCCCGGCCGCAATCCTATCTTTCAGCTCCTGTAGCGCTGCGGCTGCTTGGGTTTCGGATTTCTGGGCCGCCGCTGCGCTGGTTGCCGCATCGGTGCTCGACGTCGCCGCGCTTTGCTCATATCCTTCGATCTCAGCTTTGTCAACCATAGCGGTTTGCAAGGCGGTAAATTCATTGGTGGATTCCACTTCTGAATCGGCATAAATCTTTTCTTCCACCTCAATCAGAAAGCGCGGTGTGCCGAGCACTTCTCCGGATAGGCCGTAAAACGTTATCAAACATTCCACATCACCCACGGCGGCAATCGTTTGCGACGTCACCAAGTATTCCACGCCTAGATCTGTCACTGTGCAGCTGTTGAATAGGATGTTCCCGTCCGGTTTTTTTGCGCGAAGGGTAGCAGAGGCAACACCTGCCATATCATAGGCCAACGCGCCGGAGAAAAATTGCACAACAATCCGCTGCGATTGGATATCGCCCTGCCGCATGTGCACGATTTTTTGTATGCCGTCTCTTTTAATGTCTAACGCAAACTGGTGCCTGATTTCCTGCAATTTGACCACCTCTCTATCTATTTTTGAGCATAACAAAAGTGAGGGGATTTCTCCCCCCACTTTGCGCTTTAATTTTTAATTGATCCAATTGCGGAAGTCCTTCATCGTATATAGCTTCCCAACCGGCGTGCGCAACTGCATCATCTCTTGCCGGATCTTTCGCATTCCTTCTGCATCTCCCGCATCGTGGTATTTTATGTATTGCTTCTTATATGCTCTGGTGATCGCTGATTTCACATTGCCTTTCTGATCCTTCATCTCGTCCCTTGAAACGCAAGCCTTCATCATACGGTCGAGTTTCTCCTGGGCGGCCTCCGCCCCTTCTTTCTGAAGGATGGAAGCAATTTCTGGTACCGCGCCATTCGTCGCCGCTCGGTGGGCTATGATTTCGCCGATGGAGGTTCCTTCCTTCTGATTTTCCTCGTTCGCGTCCTGCTGCCATCCGTCAAGTTCGTAGTCGGATACAGCGGCCTTCGCAGCAGCACCAGCAAATTCAAAGGCGTCCTTGATTGCCTTTACTTTCTGGCCGTCGCTCATATTGGCATATTCCTCTGAGCTCACAATCTCGCTGATAATACTGTAGGCAGTCATGCCGCGCGTAGAGGCAAAGAGCGTGTATTCGTCGCCAGTGAGGTTGATTTTCTCGCCATTGACGGTGATGTACTTCGCCGCATAGCCCGGCAGCACACCGTTTTCTCCGGTGGTTTCGTACAGCCGTTGGAGTTCCTGCTCCATATCGGATGTTTTGATTTCGGAGAACCAGCCGGGAGATAGGAAGTTTTCAAAAGCCCTTACCACAATATTCTGTGTCGTATCCTCTCGGCCCCATTCGTCAATGTAGGGCTGGTTCAGGAAGGAAAGGCCGGGGATCTTGTTGAAAAGCTTTTGGTAAGCACGCTGCACGGATTCGGGAATCCAACTATTTTTATCAATATATGTCCGTCTGCGTGTTTTATCGGCTGTGCGCGCCACCTGCCCAGATACTGATGGAATTGCCTGCATAAAGTAGCTGGTCAGGACTTCTTGCATCATCGCAGTTAGCTTATTATCTGAGAAGGAAACTGTATTGATCGTATTGTTCAGCCCGTCCAGCATGGAGAGGTTAAACATGGGTTCTGCGATATTGGTGAGCGCATCAATAATCGCACGGGATGGAACATCATCATACTCGCCTTTGAGAGCCGCCATCAACTCTACTCCGATAAAAAACGGAATTGCAGCCGGAGCCATCCAGTCGATGGTGTAGGTCTTATCTCCGATGCGTATGGCATACTCCTGTCGCCCCTGCAGCTTGGCAAATTCGTCCTCCTTGTCGTCGCTGAAACCGCCGGATACCCAGCCTAAACTATAGAGAAGCGCGCCAAGCGCTGTAAGGCCTGTACCAGTCAGCCCAGAAGCTAAGCCATCAATGTACTGTGATGCGGTAATTTCTCCGCGTTTTAACTGCATGCTTCCACGGCTCAGGGTATATAAAAGGCCGGCAGGGCTGTATTCCACGCCGCGTTTTAAAACATTGATCGGCGTTTTCTTGAAAGGAAGCACGCCTTCTGCAATCAAGCTTAAGACTTTGTTGGCATCGGATGCTCTTTGAATTGCAGTGGCCACTGGCGAGGTGTCACGGAACGTCGCCTTTTGTGCCTGCTCTACCGCATAGGCTCGGGCTTTATTCAGCTGCTCTTCGCTGATCTCGGAAAGATTTACTTTATTTGCCTGCAGATACTGCGCCAAAGCAGCCTGATAGTGATTTTTCAGGAACCAACCATCTTCCAGTTCCATAAGCTCAAAGTTTTTCTTTCGCAAGCGTTCCAGGGTTTTGTTTTTGAAGATCGTCATCTGATCGCGGATAACATCGGCGGGGTTCATTTTGCCACCGGATTTGATGATATCCTGCATTTGTTCAAAGTCTTTCTTTGCAAACTCTTTATACTCCTGTTTTGGAGCGACTGCTTTCGTCCGCTCTCCATCCTTGATTGCCGCAACCTCAATCCCTGCCCCGATTGCATCTTTCAGTCGGGCAGCCGGAGCGAACACCGCATTACCCAAGATGTTTCGGATGTGCGTTTTCGGATTGCCAAGCATGGAAAGGTAGCGCCAAGCATTCCATTTGTCAATCCACGTTGGCGGTAGTTGGTCGGCGACATCCTTGTAGATTTCCATTGCAGCGGCATCCGCTTCTTCTGGCGTTTTTGCGTTCGCCAGATTCTCCGCAAGCTTCTCGTTGATCGTCACTTCGCCGAAAGCTTTTCCCTTAAATTGCCTGAGCAAATCTTTGTTGATCGTTTCCACCGTGCGCTGCACATAGACGAGCTGACCGACTCCGCTCATCTTTTTCAGCATGGAGAGCGCCTGCACATTCTGGCCCGCTCGCGTGCCAAACTCGGCAATCTCCGCCGTCAAGCGCACCACCTCTGCTTTGTCCCCGTTCTCCGCAGCTGTGCGCAGCAGGTATTCCCCAAGGGCGATATCGCTCTTTTGAGGCATACTGTCGCCGTCAACAATTGCATTCCACCGCCGCCAGGCTTTATCCATCCCGGATTTTAAAAGCTTCTTTGCTGTTTCCTGTGCCTGCTTGTCGGAAATTGGCATGTAGGACATTGCTTCATTCACAACGGATTCCTGAATATCCGTTACCATATCGTCCGAAATCGCGTTCGATTCGAGCACTGTCCGGACGAACTGCCGCACATTTTTCGTTCTGGAGGTCTTTTTTGGCACTTCAATGTGTCGGAAGGGGCTGTGCCCCGGCTTGATCGCTCCCCACTTAGAGAGCATCTCGGCATACTCTGGCGTGCCTTCGGCGGGGTCTTTCAGTTGCAGGTGTGACTGGTCTATTTCAGGTCGTAAAATATTTTTATCTCCTCGACCCAATCCATCAGCGCCTTGTTCTCCGTCGTAAATTCTTCCTGCGCCGCTTCCGGGTTGTTCATTACTTCTTTTTCCAGTTTGAAGAATTCTCTCGTCATTTCCATCCACTCCATCCCGCTCATCGGAGGATGTTTGTAGTTCTCGTCGTATTGCATCCCGTCCCCCAACAAATCGTCCATCAGCGCTTCGTAAACTTCTTTCTTCGTCATACAGATTGCCTCCTTTATCCTGATTATATGGCGTCTGCTGGGAAGAAGCAATAGCTCCTTCAATTTCTTCCATGTTCTTCCGGTAGCGTTCGTTCTCCGCGCGCCAGTCGGTGACGGCAATGCTTCCCTTCGGGTTTGCCGGTGATGACAGCTTTCTCCCTCGATGATCTAACGGCTGGCGGTTGGCGGTATTGCGCGCCTCAATTTCCCCGAACAGATTGCGGTAAGCTCCTTCGGCCGCTCCCTCAAGGTCCCCTGATCGGCTTTGAGCAGCGATCAGATCGATCACAAACTGCTCTCGCTGCTCCGGCGTTTGCATATTTTGATAGGAAGGTAGCGCTTTTGCGTAATCGTACGCCCGGTTAAACAAGTACCTTTTGGAGAACTCCACACTTCCCCCTCTCCCAAAACCTTCTGTTCTTTGGATGATATGCTGTATCTCGTGCAGCATCACCTTCATCTGTTCTTTGGTCGAAAGGTTCGGGTTGTATTGGATTGTGTTTTCTTTTGAGTTATATTTTCCTCTCCGGTTCAGCGGCGTGCTTTCCGGCAGAGCCGCCACCTTGACGTCCCGCAGCTCGGGATACGCCTCATACAGTTCTTCGTGAATTAGGAAGTTGCCCAGCTTATGGCTGTTCTCATCTCCAAGCCTTGCCTTGCTGTCGTCAATTTCAAACCGCCATTTCCCGTCTGCTCCCTGGTGCCATCCGGTACTACGCCGGATCATCTCGCCTGGTTGCAGCTCGCTTTCTTTCTCCTTCTTGGCGCGCTCTAATGCAGACAGGTTTGCAGTTTTGGCCTTTTCCCCAGCGAACATGTATTTGACGTCCTCGCCGGATGCATCGTTTTGCTCACCGTTGCGTATACTGCTATCGGTGGAGGCCTCACTGTTGACATTTTCATCAGCGCGTGCTATTCTACCAATAGGACCATATTGGTTGAGGCCGACCGGCAATTGGAGCCCAGTACGCCTCAGCCATGTATGCGTCCTATTTTTATTTGGCTCTACATAAAGAATTTCGCTGCTGCTAATGAATCGCTGGGCGTTGTCCTTCCCATAGGCGCTTGCCACTTTGAATTCGTCCATCGCGATTCCATTTCGGGTGGGATGAAGTTCTATAACACCTAAGACGGGCTTTTCGTTCCGGTCATATACTTCTCCAAACATCGTGATCCGGCTGTCGGATTGTTTTGATCTCATAATGATAACCGGAGATTCTAAAATGTGCGGCACTTGCTTGATAACCGAATCCGTCATCCCAGAATGCTTGGCTTTGATTTTAATAATTTTACCAGAATCCCATATAATTTTTTTATCTGGGATTCCAATACTTTTCAGCGCTTCGGAGGTCGTTCCCACTTTGAACCGCCAGCGGGGATCTTTCTTGTCCCATTGATCGTATTGCTGCTCAAAATCAGGGTTCAAGGCATATTTTGCGTCGCTTCTGTCAATGCGCTCAGCCTTTACCTCTTCCCCATTTTCCATTTTGACGGAGATCTCTTGCTTGTCTTTTCCGGCAGTCTCGACCTCCGCAAAGCCGTCTGATGTTTGCTGCGTGGCGGCGTCATAGTTTTCCTTTGCCTGGTCAATTGCCTCAAGGAACTGCTGGCGGATCGCCTTCATCTGGTCGAGGCCCATCCGCTCAAAACCCTTTGCGCCATCAGGCAGGCTATGTTCCTTGAAATACCCTGTGATCTTCTCGATCAAGCGGTCGAATAAGTCAACAACCGTCTGAAGAAAGCTCTTCTGTTGCTCCACAGTCTTCCCGGAATCTGTTTTCAACCAATTCAGCAGGTCTTTCACGCCTTCCTCATCGGTAAACAATGCTGACAGAGCGTCGTTGTACATCTCTCCCATCGCATCCTGCGCGCTTTCATCTCCAAGGCTTGAGGCATACAAATCGCGGTAGTGTTCAACCATATCAGCCAGCGATTCAAAATCGCAGCTCTTTGCGTACCAGCTGAGCATTGTTTCCTGCAGGTCAAGCATACCCTTCGGGTTATATTCCCTCACGTATTCCGCCGTCTCGTGGATGAGTGTGGCGACTTTGTTGTCCGCCTGGTCGGAAATAACGATCTGGGAAAGAGCGCGGTTAAACGCCCCGTTAGCGTCGTGCTCGATTTGATCACGCAGCACCACATCCTGCCCTGTCTTCGCAGCAACGCCTTCATAGAGCACTTTCAGAGATTCCTCCAGTTCGCTGCCGGGCGAGAGTTCATTGACAAAGCTTCCAGTCTCCTTTTGGACAGATAGATCTGTCTTGTTGGTTTGAGCATCCACCGCCGCGCGGTTTTGCCCCGCGAGATAAAGGAACTGCAACCAGCTGCGGATGGACTTGGGAAGATCAGAGAATTTTTGCATTGCTTTTTCTAGGCTCACTTTGCCCTGATAGCCCGCATCGTAGAGGACGTTGAAAGCCTGCGTATAAGTTTCCAGTTCCACCTTCCCATCGTAATTATTGACAAAGGATTTGGCCTTATCTGTCGGGAACTGCTTCGCCATACTATAAAGTGCTCTTTCTTCGTTGCTGTCAAATTGCAGTTCATCCAGCTTCGCAGTTCTCCCGTCGGAAAGTTTCACGGTCACGCCGCCGTCTGTACTTGCGACGTCCGTCACAGCAACTTCTTCTCCCGTGTTTGCCAGCTTGGCGGGTGCCATTGAGGAATAACGGCCGCCTGCTTCCTCTGCTGCGGTACCCGTGGCCAGGCTTGTCCCTGCTCCCGTGCGCCACGCCGTTCCGTCCCGCCTGACATATCTGCCAGTCGCGGTGCGCGGCGCGCTTTCCGCCGCTGTGGTATCTATGCGCTGTGCTGTCCCCTCCCGGCCAACGTAGTCGTTGGATGCGTTGGCCATTGAAGAGGCGCGTGCAGCCTCCTCCTGCGCAGCATGCGGGGCTGCTTTTTCTATCTTGGACGCTTCATTGTCCCTATCTGCTGCCCGCTCTTCATCTGTTTTTTGAAGGGCTAGTTCCCTCAGCCTCTCATTGAGCGTTCCTGCAAGGTAGGCTGTGTCGTCTGCGGCCTCCTCTGAGCCTGCAAAACGTGCGTATGCCTCCCGTGCTTCCTGTTCATTTTGAGCCCCCTCAATCGCCTCGACCGCCGCATGGTCGTATTTCGTTACAAATCGTCCAGCCTCCCTGTTGCTGACGTTGTCCCTGTTCGCCATTTGCGCGGCAAGCATCCCGATGGAACTATTGGGTTCAAATTGCAAAGCGTTTTGCAGTCGGGCATTGAATTGGCTGGATTGCAGGGCCTCGGCGCCGATCTGATGCAGCTGTCCATTGTAGGCTGCATAATTCATGAGCGCAGCGCCGCCGCCGAAGCCAACACCGGATAATGCTCCGCCAAGCCCAGCCTCTGCAGCCTGCTTCACTGCATCCCATATGACTTGGCTGGTTGCTTCTGCCTTGGACATTCCTTGATTGACGTATGCAGCACGCTTCAGAGCCATGTTGGATTTATCTCCGTTCACAAGGCTGTCAAAAGCGATATTTGCAATTTCCGTAGCTGCTTCTTCCGAGCCTTCTACACCCATCTGCTTTAAAATATTCTTGCCTACCGCTTTCAATGTACTGGTTGTCTCCGGCTGCATCACCTTCAGGCTCCCCAGACTTACATTTTCAAACAAGCCCTCAAAAACGCCCGAGGCCGCTGCGGTAAGAAGCGTCTTTCCTACCGAAACGCCCCGCTCACTCGCATCGATCAAACTGCTATTTGCCGCATTGATGCCTTGTATCACACCCCCAATGGGAGTAAAGCCTCCAAGCGCATTTGCGGTCAAGGAATCCGCCATGGACATTCCTGTGCCATAGAGCAGGTTTGCCGCCCACGCAGCTCCGTTGCCGTATTTTTCACGCGTTTTTTCAACGATATCCTCGGATGCTTTTTGCCTGACCGCACTTGTGGCGTAGGTTCCAAAGAATTCCGGGGCGTTTGTGTCGACGCTGAGATCGGTCCCATACACCTTATCATAAATAGCATCCTTCACAGCCTTTGGAAAGCTGTTTTGTAGCGTGGCAAGGTTCAGCCCCACGGAGGCGGCACTCATCAAAGCGGGATGGTCTGCTGTCTTTTCCGCAAGGTAGCCCTTGATGCTCTCTGCAGCTTCTCCGTTTTTAATGCGCTCATAATGGCGCATCAGCTCGGTAACATCATATCCCTTTTTGTTGAGATCGGCATAAAGCTTGTTATACTCCTGCTGGATGTCGGAGTTGTACGGGTTCTGTGTTTGCAGCATCGGGTTCCCGCCCTGTGGGTTCGTCTGATTATATGTCGCGAACGTTTTCAACTGATTTTGCAGGGAATAAAGGCGTGCCAAGCTCCCTTTGTCCTCTTTACTGAGTTCTTCGTAGGGGGATTTTTGATTTTTCAATTCTTCCCGCATTTTGAGCGCTCGCTCGCGGATCTTCCGCTGGTAATCGAGCGCATGGTTGCGCATACCAAGCTGCCGGGCGTCATCAAAACTAAGATTGTTCTTTTGCAGCTCCGTCATCAGTCCCATTCCGGTAGCCTGCATGCCAGCAGTCTGAGCGGCCGGCCGCGAAGCGGATGACGAAGTTGCGGCCTTGCCGCCGCTGCGCTCCGCTTTCATGCGCTGCACGCCAATATTGTGCGCATCTTCAAACGTCAGCTCATCTTCATCCTTGTCTTCTCGGTTTAGAATGAGGTTTTCACGGGGATCAAAATAGTTTTTGATCTTTTTAATACTCATCTGCCGCTTCCTCCTTTATTTCAGTGGGAACGTCCGGCTTCCCTGGAAGTTGACCTTTTTGTAGTAGCGGGTTCCGTTTTTAACGGTGTATGTAATTTTTCCTTCCGCAAGCAGCCTTTTTAGTTCAGCGTCATTGATTGGGCCGTATCCCAGCGCCAAAATACTGTTTTGGTCATTCTTCACTGCGGCGGAAGAAGTGGAACTGGAATTCTTTTTGCTGCTCGTGCTTCCACCGTTGCCGGAGCCGGTAAGCGTTGCATATTCGTTGTAACAGCCATACATCCGCGCGAGCTCCTGAGAGCTGGCTGTATCAAGCCCAAATCCCGCGATCACTTTTGCAAGCTCCTGCGGCGTATACCCCATGTCCTGCTCATAATAATCAAGTCTATCCTCATATTTTGAGAGATTGGCCGACTTTTTGCTCGAGCTACTGCTGGACCCACTGCTTCTCGACGCTGCGCTTGCCGCCTTCTGCGCGTTGAGCTGTGCATAGGAGAGCGCCAGGCTCTTTGCATCCTGCTCCTTCTGGTAGGCGAACTGCTTTTCCCACTGCTGGCGCGCCAGGTCGTCCTGCGCTTTCTGGTAGGCCATCTGCTCCAGCCAATTGGCCTGCTGCTGCTCGTCGTTTTGCTTGCCGTAGTAGTAGGCGCGATCCTGCTGCCAAGCCGAAAGATCGTTGACGTATCTGTTGTATTCATCCGCTGACATATCGTGATATTTGTTGTAGTAATAATTAAGGTCAGTGTAGTAGTCGGAAACCGTATCGCGATACTTCCCGTATTCGGATTCCTCCAGCCCCTGCAATACTCCCAACTGCTGATACATGTCGTTTCCTTCATCCCGGTAGCGTCCATAGGCCGCATTGTAAAGCTCGGGGATCACATTGTTCAACTGCCCAAGATACGCCTGATATGCCTGATTCCCGGCCGTAGAAGCATAAGAATTGCCGTAACCGCCCGTGAGCGCCGCAGCATTCGCCATGGTGTCCATCATGGCCATCTGCCCCTGCTGGGTGTATTGATCCTTGTACTGCTGGTAAAGCGGGTCAGCGTTCATATCGTAGGAAAACTTCTCGCGGTTCGTGACCTTGTTGAGTAGGTCTTGAATCTGCTGTGCGTAGCTGCTCTGATACTCGCCTGGTTTTGCCTGCTCCTTCTGTGCAAGGGTGGCGGCCGCCTGTTTGAGTGCGTCCGACTGCGTATAGGTCGGCTTGCTGGATTCGAGCTGCGCAACTTTTTTCTGAGTGGCCGTCTGCGTCGCCTTCGGCGCGGCCGGTGCTTTCGGTGCTGTAACAGTGGTTGTTGTGGAAGTCGTAGTTGTCTTTTTTGTTGTGCTGCCGGATGATCCAGGGATTGTGAGCGTGTTCCCGGCGTAAATCAAATTGGGGTTTTTGATGTTGTTGGCCTTCGCCAGTGCGGATACAGTCGTCCCGTACCGAGAGGCGATGCCGCTGAGCGTATCGCCTTTTTTGATTTTATAAGTGGTTGCCATGTGCATTCCCTCCCTTTATGTTGGATAATAGTGCGACCATCCTGTCCATCTGATAGGATCCCAGTTGTAGTAGGTACGGATAGAAAATCGAGATGCGTTAAAGCACAGAACGATCTGAGATACCATTGGATCTGCTGAAAGGCCATAAGGAGCCACAACAATAAAGGCCGCTAACTGAAAGGGCATGTTGGAAACTCCTTCGGCTTCCGCGTTTGATACAACTGCGTAAAACCCAGGCTTACGTACAGTATCGAGGTTTGTCCCGCTGTTTAGGATCGTTGGTTGTGCGATGTTCCAATTGGAAAGCCCGTTGATATAGATCGGCCAAGCGCTCTCCACCGCATTGTCCCGCTCGGAAGCCTTGCCGAATGCGATGCCTTTTCCACCTTTTTTCAGGTGCATCGTGTAGGCAGCCGTCGGAATCGTTGAGCGCCAGATTGCCCCGGTGAAGTAGTCGCCGACGGAAATTTCAATATCGTAGGAATATTCTGTCGATAGCCCGGAAACGATTACGTAACTCCCGCTGGATATATTGGTATATCCAGACCAGGCGCTATCCGTCGACTTTTTATATCGAACCCGAAGAGAATAACCGTTTTTCCCACTGCAGCTCGCATATTTGGCCGTGGCAGCGGCACGAAAGTATGTGCCGTTGGAATCGGCCGTTCCCGCGCTGTTGCAGCGGTAAACAGACGCGCCCGACACATATGGGGCAAAATAATCGACGACGGTAATCGACTCTGTTTTCGTTGCGGTGCGCCCACGGGAATCCGTCACTTTCGCTGTGAAGGTAACCGTCCCGGCAGAGTTCAAAAAACCAGTCGTCATGCTTGCTCCTGTTGTACTGCTTCCCCCGCCGCTGATGCTGTAGGATTTAATCGTGCTGCTATAGCTTCCGGCAGCCCCACTGATGGTCGCAGTCGCCTTGCTTTTTCCTTTCAGATAAATGCCCCACGAGTCAGGTACTGATCCATTTACACGGCTGATTCCAAAATTAAACGACGGCGCCACAGAAGAAGGCACGGTCACGGTAAACGTCTTTGATACCGCGCTGCCAATGTTTGTTGAACCATTTTTGGTCTGTACCTTTACCGTTGCTATCCCGCTCGTTGAATTTGGGATCGCGTTGACCCAGCTCATTGGAATCGCATAGGAGGCGCTTGTTGCAACTCCAGTCTGCTTGTAGGAATACCCTCCCATCGACCAAGTAACTTCATGTGTGAAAGAACTGCTGGCTCTAGAAATATTCACGGTAGCAGTTCCACCCGCCGCTACAGATGAAGTAACGGAGGAAATCGAGGAAGCGCGCGGGATAGACACCAGCGACCATGACTTTGAAATGCTACCTCCAGAACACCCTGTACCGCTCGGCATAGAAAAGCTGCCAGAGATTGCAACTACTTTACTGCCGTCGCTGTTATGGGCAATATCTCCCGTCCACGTTGCAAGCGTGACAACCTTTCCGTTCCTCATATCTATTGCAAGGCTCTTATTTACCCGCTGCGCACCGTTTACGCTGAGCTTTGCGTTATTGTTGGAGGCTGTCAGGCTATATGCGCCGCTCGAGGATCCATCCGGCCTGTAGCAGGTAAGCGTCACTGTGACATTGGATGTATTGGCGGCAACGTTCCTTTTATGCTGTGTGCATTGCAGCTTTAGCGTATATTTTGATCCATAGGTTCCAGAACATGTTGTGGTCCAACTTTCTGATGCAGCCATTACCCAACCCTCCATTTCAGCCCTAATCCCGTAGGCGCTGTGATAAATTCAAAGTATCCGCCGTTCGCGGCGTTGCCGATTGCCAGTCTGTCCATAATCTCCGCCTGGCTGATGTACAGCTTGTTGTATCGGATGTAGGCGACCTCCACGCCATTTGCCAAAAAAGACATTTTTTCGTTCGTGATGCGTACCGCATAGGGAAGCGTTTCATCATTCTCTGTCTTCCCGATCTCAATGCCTGCTTCGGAAAACCGGATATAGGTGGACATGCTGTACTTATACGCATCCAGCCTGTCCTGTGCATTCTGATCTACCGTCTGAACCTCGGCCTTGGTTGCAAAATTCATCTGAATATCCGTCGCCGTCTGCTTCAGCGTGCTCACAACGTATTCCAGCAGGGTCTTGGTGACTTCCTGTGTAACCGCGTTGCCGTTCTCATCGAGGATTGTTTCTTCGTAGGTATAAGTGGTTGCGACGGTCAGCCGTTCGGCGAGGGACTGCAGCATTTGATCCGTCTGTTCAAACTGCGTATTGTAATCGAGTGCAATTTCAACGGCGTTGGAGATGATCTCTGCGCGCAGCTTCTCAAAATACTCCCGCTGCGTCTGCGTAAGCTCCACGATCTTTGCCGCTGCGTTCGCCCCGCCTTCAAACTGCACGCGAGCTGCCGGTGCAAAATTATCCGTATCGAGGTTGTTCAGCACATATTGCAACTGCTCGTTCATCTGATAGATATAGTTGAGCATCTGCCGCTGTTCCATGGATAATTGACCGGTCGCGGCCGGTATTGTGAGGTCGTAAAGCGCCATTAAATTTCGCTCCCCTGCTCTGTGATTTTGGAGATGGAATACAGTTTAAATTCCCCAGTGCCGGATAACAGCAGGCGCAGGTGCCCACATCGCCGCACCGCAAACGGGAAGGTAAATATTCGGTTTGTTGCCGTGCGCACCGATGCAACTGTCTCCCACACGCCGGAGGAATCGTAGCTGATTGCTACTTTGAACTGCGCGCCACGCGCCACGGACAGCCGCAGCTGAATCTTGGAAATATATTTAAAGTCCGGCGTGTCGATCCCGATATCCCCCGTTTCCGCGTACCACTGCACCGGCGGTTCCAGCTTTGCCGGATCCGGCGCGGCGTCGTCTAAGACGGAGGTCGTTCCATTTACCGCGCAGAGCCGGTTTTCCCCGTCTACAAAATACAGCTCCTCCGCATACCGGGCAAACCATTTCACTTGCGTATCGTCTTCCCGATGCCACATTCCCTTGCCTGTATCGAGCACAAAAAGGCTGTATTTTCCGCCTGCGTCACACATGGAGATGTAATATTTATCCCCGATTGCCCCGGCCACAGCGCTCGAATAGCGCACATTTCCAAGCGCCTGGGAAACACTCACCGGCATACCCCCGTCATAGGCGCACACACTGTCGCGGGATTTATAGTAAAGCACTTCATTGACCGCCACCAGGCTTTTTTCGCTGCCCTGATGCACGCCGCGGCACCGCACATCTTTAACTTGAAAATTCGAAGGAACAGAGCCGTAGATTTTATGAATCACATCCTCCTTGAAAAACAGCACATACCCCAGATGCGAGCATGCGCCTGTGAAAAATCCGTCTGTACCGATGGTGGCCGCGTAGCTGTCCGATCCCACGCCCATGTAACACCGCCAATTCGTTGGGTCACCCAGTTTGCAGGCGTAGATTTCATGGCCATCCTGCGAGCAGCCCCACAGGCGATTTTCACATTCAGTTACAAAGGCCATGTCCGGTATCTTGCGTTCCAGTGTTACGGAGCCGTCTGCGGGCTTCTGCAGGATCGCTTCGTCTATGATTCCCGTCACGGTGATCGAATCGTCCGTGCATTCCCAGATCACCATATCCGTGTTGAATTGCGCGTCCTGGCAACCGCTGATGGTCACGCCGTCGTATTGTTTGAAGTTCTTGCCGATCCCGGTGGAGACGATCTTTACATATGTTGTTGGCACCTGTACCCACATACCGGTTTGCATGGAAAACTGTTTAAGTACATGCGGCTTATCCGAGGTGTCGATCCAATAGTCCTTGTTCTTTGGCTCGTCCGGCGGTTCCGCTCCCGACGTCATATTTTCCAGTGCTTCTCCATCCCGACGAGTGAGCGTGAAGGAAACATCCGTCACCGTAGTAAATTTAGCGCCTAGGCTGCCGAATTCTCCGGTCGATGTATTGTAATACTTTTTGTCCGGGAAGATCAGGATGTACGCACCCATAGAGACGAGCTGCTTGTCGTTCGTGTTGACCTGCCCCACGTCCCGGCCCTTGTAATAAAAACGGTCTCCATCCACCCAACAAAGATTGTTTTTGCAAACCAGTGCATGCGGGTCGCGGAAGGTCTGAATGATCCCCCTCCTGCCGCGCGGGGAAAGGGTCGGGTAGGCCGCGGCCGTCAGGTTCTGCATATCGTAAAATTCCGCGTCGTTCAGGCTCTGCGTGTGGTTGTAGCCCTGAAATTCCGCGAGCATGTCGCGGGATGCGGCAATCTCGCCAATCTGCGGATAAAGCATTGCGTTTCTCCTCCCTCTTATACCGTCCTAATGCTGTTCTGCTGCAGTGGCAGGTGCGTTCGGTTATACCAGTCCGTAAAGGTCTGGTACGCCGTGTTGAAAACAATAGAACTATTGTTGTATCGGGCGGTTTCTGCATTGTGCAGGTCGATCTGGCTGGCCAGATAGTGCACGTACATCTCGCTGTACGGCTCCGGTGCAAGCAGCTGCACGCCCTGGCCGAGCTGATCCTCACTATATCCTTCAAAGGGTTGCGATTCGCCCTCGTGCGTATCGATCACTTCCCGCTTGATTGTGCCGTCTATGCGGGAAAGCCAGCGCACCTTGATATCCTCCGGGTAAGCGTTTGGCTTTAATGCGTCAATCTCTTTGATCGCTTCGTCAATCGTCATTCTTTTCACCTCCTGAAATGAGAAAAGAGGGAGACGGAATCCCGCCTCCCCCTCAAAATACCCCGTTAGGCCTCTGAATTCGCGTCGATGAATAAATCGGCCTCTTCCGCCTGCTCTTCGCTGTGAGCGATCACTTCGGCCACGGCGCGCGGGACTTGTACGGTTTTCCCCCGCTGGATCAGAAATTTGCGGCCATTGATCGCGACAAACAAAGAATCGTTACCCTTGTTCACCGGATCTCTGGGAATTTTGATTTTCACCATTTCCTGCATAGGATCCATTTTTAGACAAGGGTTCGCCATTTCAGGGCCTGTACCGCCTTCCTGCTCCTGGTTGATATCAGGCTCCTGAACCGGCATTGTTTCGGGTTCCTGAACCGGTGCTGCTGCTTTAGCCATGATATAGCCTCCTTATGTTTTAGTTCGCTTCCGCCGTCGTGCTGTAGGAGGAGCAGGATTCGATGCGCACCATGTATTCCTCTACTAGGCGCTTCGCGACCTTAATTCCTTTCCAGCCGACGGAGCTGCGCTGGTTAAGTGGATCGTTGCCATAGCCGAGCTGCTTGACGATGTGCTGCAGGCCGCCGCCCTCAATCTCCGTCACACCATAGGCATCTGCGCCGAGCACGAGAGTTGCAAACACAGCAAGGCCACTCGGGCACCCTGCGCCCTTCCAGATTTTTGCCTCTGTCGTTTCTACAAAACGTACGCCGCCGATCTTTCCAATTTCGCCATTAAAGATCTTCTCGGCATTGGCGTACTTGTTGATATCCACCCACGCATCTCCCGCGCCCATCATGATATCGTAGGCCACGAACGGATGCACGATTGCAACATAGCTGCCGTCGATCTTCTGCGCGTTCATGGATTTTAAAAGCGCCGCCGCGCGGAAAATCATATCCACCGTCACCTTACAGGTTGCGTCCAGCGTCGCCCTGGTAGTGACTGCTGTGCCGTCCGATTTCGGCGCGTACATCACGTTGGTGCCTCCGCAAAGCTCGTTGCGCACAACGGTATCCATCGTCGCGCCCGCCTGTGCAGCTAGCTTTTTGGTGGCTTCTACCACGGTGTTATCAATCGCGGTCAGCTGCAGAATATCTGACTGCTCGATATAATCGCCGTACTGGTTGACCGTGGCGGTCATCGCAGAGACGTTGAGTTTGTTGCCTGCGGGTGTCACGCCTTCCGTGATTGGTGTCAACGCCTTGGGCAGTGCGGAAAACCTGCGGAATTCAATCGTCTTGCCGCCGTTTTTGGGGATCGGCCGCTTCTGCCCGAACTGGTCATGCACCAGAGCCGGTTCAGCCAGCGTGATCAGTGTTTTGTCATAAAAAGTCTTCATTTCCGGCGAAAGGTCGTTCCCGGAAGAGTTGAGCAGCGTCGTCTGCGTGGCGAACATCTGCAGGTCCAACTGTGCCTGCGCCGCTGCCACGCCCATAGCGAAGAGCTGTAGATCCAATTTGAACTTGGTTTTCATATGTTTCTTCCTCCTGTGTGTTTGGCGCGGAGGAAGATCAGAAGGAAATCTTTTCTCCCTTTTCTACGCGCCTCAAAATTTCGAATATGTCCTCTTTTTGGAGCTTGTTGACATCCGTCACTTGCCGAGACGCACCCTGCGCACCGGCACCGTTTTCAACGGGACGTTTTGCGCGTGTGCGAACGCTGTTGGTCACCTTCTCCGCAGCCTTCTGCGCAGCGTACTGCATTGCGCCTCCGAGGATATCGTCCTTGTGGACTACCTCATAAGCTGTGCGCACGTTTACGCCGCTTTGCAGCAGGTCTGTGAAGATCTTATTGCGCGATTCCTCCTCAAAATCAAAAGAAGGGTAAATTTGCTTGGCTTCCTCCGCCTGCCGCATCCAATCAGCATAAACCTGATTGGCTTGCTCTACCCGCTCTCGCTCTTTCTGTGCCCGGCGCAGCGCTTCGTTTTCACGCTCTAACCGCTTCATTTCCTTCAGTTGGTCAACAGATAGCCCACGACGTTCCGCTTCTTCTTCGTAGTAAGCGTCATCCTCTTCGACTGCACGGGAAAGGGCTTCCACGTCGGTTGCGTCCACGCCGTAGCGGCCGGAAAGCAGTTGAAGCACAGGCTGCAGTTTGCCTACCTGCTCCTGCAGTGTTTTGAAATCTCGGAAACGTCCGTCAATGATCCCTTGTACCCGCGCGTCGAACGCCTCTTTGTACTCACCTTTAATGAGCTTTTCAAATTCTGCGGTTCTGTCCGCGGGCTTTTTTTTAGCAGCGGCGTCCTGCTCCTCTTCCGGTTTCTCTTCATCGTCTTCCGGCGGGCCGTTATCCGGCTCTGCGCGCTTGCCGTACTGTACGTGTGAAAGATCGCCTTTCCGCCCGTGTCCCTGCCCGGCGTCGGCAGGTTCTGCCTCCTGGTCTCCGCCCGTGGCCCCCGCAGACCCGTCCCCGGCGTCACCGTCAAATAACTGCAGGTTGAGCGGCCATGTTGTGTGTTTCATGCTTTTTACCTCCATCGTCTGTTCCGAAGTGTCAGGCTTGTTGTGCCTATGCCTCTATTGTAAAAAGGATGAAAAAAATCCGCCCCCCACTTTTGCCGCAGAGGACGAAAATTTTTAATATCGGAACCCGCTCTCATCTAAATGGACATGATCCGGGTAATTGTCAGCCAACAGGCGGTATCCGTTGATAACTGTCTCAAACGCCTGTATCGTGCCGCCTTCATGCTTACGAGCAGGAACAACTTCTAACTCCACGTTCCCTTCCTCAAACCGAGTATCCAAATCAAGAATTTTATTTTCTTCCTTCGCCAATTCCATGCTGTACGTAAGCGTGCAGCAGAGCGCAGAAAGAGCGGCGCAAACAATATCCGCTCCCTTCGGCCCATACCCCGCATGTCCGATGGAAGAGAAGCTAAACTTTTTATGATGCGGGATTTTTTGATCTTCCTCAATGCGAAAAATAACCTGTGTCACAATACATCCTCCCTTTACTGCGGATTTGCTATCTGCGCCGTGCGCTGCCGTGCCTGATTGGTAACGCCGCTCTCGGGCAGTTCTCCACCCAGCGCGTTTACCTGCGTCTGTCCTTCACCTGCGCCTTCTCCCGGCATTGGCTGCCCCTGCATTCCCGTTTGCTCCGCCGCCATTCCCTGTGCAATCGTTGTTCCATTCTGCGCGTCGATGATCTGCGCCATCTGGAGCATCTGCGTCTGCAACTGCTGTACCATCTGCAAAAGCGTCTGGTTTTGCGAAACCTTTTGCACCACCTTGTCCTTGCCTTCGAAGTCCATCATATCGAGGCAAATCAGCGCCTGATCGGCAATTTCCGGGTTGAACATCCCGGCGCCATAGAGTTCCTTCGCAAGCTCATTCTGCGAAATCTTTGAAAACGGGCTCTTTTTCTGCGCCGCAACCTTGATATCAAAAACCGGTACCCGCTCGCCCAGATCAAGGCCAAAATCCCGCCCCTGCGCCTGCGGCCGGATCCCGGAATTATCAAATGTCTCAAACTGCTGCCCGCCACCCTCACCGGTGATCCGGAAGGTACGCGGTTCGTCATAAAATTGCCGCATGAGCTCCAGCACCAAGTAGCACTCCTGCGTGAAGGCACGGTATGCGCTCTTGATCATGTCGCGCGAGAGCTTGCTCCCGGCTTCCTGCAACGCGGCAATTGCCGAGGCCGCCGTTACGCCGGAGGTCGTGCCGCCCTGAGAAAAGTCCCGGTTCCCGCTCGTCTCCTTGAGCTCCTGGATTTTGTTGTTGAGAATTTCGACGCAGATAGAGGGCAGCGGGGAGACCATGATCTCCCGGATGCTGTCTTCTCCCAGATTTCCTGTCGTATGGACAAAATCCTTTTGGAGATCTGCGTATTCCTTTTCATTCACGCCGCCGTCCGAACGGATAAAATACCGCTTACGGGCCGCTTGCAGGGCGTTCTCGATCACGATCTGCCCCATCTTATCAATGTACATCTGCGTGTCCTTCATTACGTCGATGTACCCAAACCCGCAGGGCGTGCCCTCTTCCTCGAAGAGCGTATCAAACACAAAGGGGTATTTCCCATGATCGTAGAAACCCCGCTCGGCATACTCCGGGTCATTTTCGGAGGCGTAAAGCACTACGTCGTTTACAAATTTGCAGTAGTGCAGCACATCCCGCACGCCGTTGTAGAGCTTATAATACCAGTCAATCACGGCGGACTTTCCAGATGTGTCCACACTGTCGTCATAAACGTATTTGTTCACCTGCACGCTCGGCTGGCTTGCATCCAAATGCAAAAACGGGTACTGCTGCATGAGCAGGTCGTTGTCGATCAGCTCCACGTGAAAAAGATTGCGGGATTTCTGGATGTCGGTGATCCCCGGCTCCCAAAAGAGGTTGAGAATATCCACCTTGCGCACATCGATATCCCCTAGGCCGTCCGACCTGCGCGGATCCCAGAACACGCCCTTAACGCCTGTCCCGGTTTTGAGCTTATACCACCAGGTATCCGAGTAGACTTGCTCATACTGGTTTTGTTCCAATACGACCGGCAGGATCGCGGAAAGCTGCTTCGCCGCCTGCTCATCGTCCCGCGCGCGCGGCAGCACGCTCGGCTCCGGGTAGTTGTCCATCGCGTCCGCATGCTTGTTGGCAACGGAGTTGAACAGCCATGCAGAGGCTGGCTCCGGGCGGGATTTCCCTGCGTCATCTTTCCCTTTGATGAGATCCCAGTGCCGCATCTTCCACCATTGTTCATTGGCAATGATACGGGCTTCCAGATTGGCCTTGCCGTCCTTATACTTTTTAAGTGTAACAGCCGCTTCGCGTACCTGCTCCTGACCGATCTTTCCAAGCGCGCCTATAGGCATCTCCGGGCCAAGGGCAACTCCGAGCGTACCTTCTGGCAACTCTTCTTCCATGAGGGGCGCCGCAAGCTCTGCTTCCTCCTCCATGCTGTGCAGTGGCTCTGCCAATGGTTCTTTAGGCATCCGTTCCGGCTGCTTCTCCGGCATCGGTGTTTCCTGTTTTCTCTGTTTCTTTCCGGGCATGTTATGTCCTCCTTATATCCTGTAAAATCGATATTTATCAGCCTGCTGCGAATCTTGCAGCAGATCCAGCGGATCGTTGCCTAGCTTGCGGGTGTCCTCGTTCATGCGCGGCGAAAGCGGGTGCTCCATCATCACGTACCGGCACATATCGTAGATGTGATCCTCCTGGTCTGTGTTGATGTCCTCCACCTTGCTTTCGTCGTAGACCAGCGTCGGGATCGTGCGGATGAAATGCTTGCAGGTGCTGAACACCTGAAACATGGGCAGTCCTTCGCTGTCAAATGCCAGCCGGTAGTGAAACTGCATCTTCCCGGCCAGTCGCGTGTTGTCGCCACCCTGCCAGTAAATGAAATTGGGCGACCGCTGCATCATGCGCGCCACACTCTCCCCGCGGCTCTCGTCAAAGATGGACGGGTCAGCAATGCCCACAATCTGCTTGCCCTTTAACACCGGGTCTTCCGCCTCCATCTGCCGGATACCGGCCGCGATCTCTACGGGGTTCAGTTTGATTCCAGTGTTCGGCGTGCCCGTGCAGCCGTAATACTCTTTGATGTGATAGATGCGGCCGTCTTCATCCACCGCGAACCAGCCCACGGAAAACGGCTTTGCGTAGCCAAAATCAAAGCCCCGATAAATGCGCCAGTGCTTGGGGATTGGAAATGGATCAATAACATGCGTCCAGCGCTGGTCATCGTAATGCCGCGGATCGTTGCGCCACTCGCGGAAGACCTGCCCGTCGAAGCTATCCCATGATCCGTAGAGCAGCGCATTGCGCTCGGCCTCCGGCAGCATGGCCAGATTGGCAAGATAGTTCGGATCATTGCGCAGCAGCTCCTGATTGTCAAATACGGTGCTTGGCACAAAGATTCGCCGGCGCCTAAGCTTGATAAGCCTCCCGGATGGATCCGGCACTTCGTAATTGTCTTCTACTGGTGTCAGCGGCGGTGCGGCGGTAATAAATCGGTCTTTCACCCACCCGTGGCCGATGCTGCCCGGGTTGGTGCTTGCCCGCATATAGACCCGCGTCCCCGGCCCGCTCGGCCGGTTACGGGAGAACATATAGCTGTATTCGTCCCATGTGAAGTGCGTCAGCTCGTCAAACGCGATGAAATCATACCGCTTTCCCTGATAGTTGATGCGGTCTTTCGTGTACTGCATAGACCCGAAATAAACCTTTGCCCCGCTAGGGAAAGTCCAGCAGTGCTCCGTCTGGTTGTACCGCGCGCGGGGGAACGCTGGGCCATAGAGTGCCCGGCTGCGGTCAATCAGTTCTGATAACTGTGGGTACGTTTTGCGAAAGATAATTGCCCGATAGTGCGAAATATGCACTTGGCGTAGCGCTTCCGCCAGTAGGGCGTCACTCTTCCCGCCGCCAGCCGCGCCGCCATATAGGCATTCGTACTCCGGCCGGGCCATGAAGGCCGCCTGCTTCGGCTGCGGCTGCCAAACGATATTAGCCATCTGCATCGCCTTCCACCGGTGCGAGCATCACCACGCCCGTTTCACTGTCGTCAGTTTGGCCCACCGCCGCCTTTTCGCGGTCAAGCTGCAGGCGGGAGGCCGCGTTGTCCATGGCAGCCTGCTCCTGCACCGTCGGCAGGTCGTAGACGTTGCGCAGGACGGAAGAAAGATCCTTTAGGGCCGCAGTGATATCTTTAATCGCTTTTGTATCTATCTTTTTGAAAACCCGCTCTTCCACATCCCAAATCTGCCCATCACGCGTTTGTACCAAATGCCGCTGAAATTGTTCAGGATCGTTAAAAATTCCCTCCACAACGTCAACCATACTATCTGTCATCGTGCGGAGCTTCGCCAGTTTATTGGCCTCTTTTGCCGCCATTTTCTCCACCGTTTTTGTTACCACCTTGTTTTTGTACCGTTCGCGGGCTTCCACCCACTTTTCCTTGATAGCGATTCTGGTAAGGGTAGACATCGGGACGTCGTATTTGGCGGCCAGTTTTCGGTAGCTCGTGTCGGTGGTGATGTATTCGGTTTTGATCCGTTTCCAATCCCGATTTTCCACCATTCCAGCCCCCTTCCCCGCTCGCAAATACTGTTTCTTATTTAATCATAAAAGAAAGTGGGAGGATATTTCCCCCCACTTTGAAACTCAATTGTATTTTTGAGCGGCAGTTCGATAAAAAGGGCAGTCTGGATGAACTTGGAAACAACGCTTCTTTTGCCAATCCAATTTCTCTGCCTGCGTTTTAAATTTTGCAGCGAACTCCGCCTGCTCATCCTCACCCTCGCAGGTGATGGAAAGCAAAGATTCTCGGATATAGAAAGGACACTTCGCCGCAACCTCACCTTTGCAAGAATATTTACTCAATCCCGCTCTCCTCCTCTTTTGGTTTTCCATCCGCCCTGATTCGCTCTTTCAACCGATTGAGTTTTTTATCGATTTGATCTTCCACGTATCCGTATCCATACATCAAGTCAATTTGCCAAAGCATGATTTGCACGTCGGCGATCTCCTCTTGGATATTTTCCAGAGCCTTCATACCTTTTGCAGCAATCCGCTCCTCCAGTGGTAAGCGCCGTAATTTGAGTAGGGCCTTGATTAGTTCACTGCACTCCTCAATGCACATATCCGTCTGTGCCTCTCGGCCATATGTATCAATAGCGTCGCAGATCACATCGCAATATTCTTTGGATGTTGTCATTTGTTACACTCCTTTATTTTTTGGTGGGATTCTGCGGGCGGAATTGTGATGCCATAGTATGCCCAGCCCTCGCGCGCCCGCTCATAAACGCCCGCTCGCTGCAAACAGCGATATTTGCATGTAGGGCACCATTTATGATGTGCCGGCCAGTAGTCCGGATTTGCAAGGGCCTTGATCACCAGGAACCTCAACCGGCACAGCGCATTGGCGTGGATATGGGCGGTATATATGATGCTATACGCCATATAGCAGATTTTCCTTTTCATTTTTGTGCCTCCTTTCCAAGTAATTCCGCTTGCGCTATCCCGTTGAAAATCGGATAGAACTGTGCTGGAACCACCGCATTTCCTAGGCATCTAAGTCTGTCCACCCGGTGGGGAATCCCATGAGCCACTCGACCCACGTCGGGTTCAACTGACCACCAACATCCGTCCTGAGACTGCGCGAATTGTTCCCGCCAGATGTGCCTACCGAATCTGCGGCCGTAGGAGTTGTCCACAATTTTACGGCGCCAGAAAGCGTCGGTATCGGCTTGTTGTGATTCCCTGCACTGTACTGATAATCCCCCGATTCCTTCGCCCTCGGGGTGGGCCACATCATAACAAACTCCGCAGGGCTTGGCGTTCTTCCCTTCATCCTCTCTGGGGATCGCAACGAGTGGTTTCCTCCCGTTTGGCTTGCCGTCATTGTGCCGAGCCACAATTGCGACCCTGTCTCTTCGGTGTGGGGCATCGACACCGCAAGCTGGAACAATAAACGCCCTTGTTTCGTAGCCTTCGGCTTCCAATTCAGATAGCACCGTGTCGAGCGCCATATTGACGATTCCAGCAACATTTTCTCCAATAACCCAAGCGGGCCGCAGCTCTTTGATAACTCTAAGCATTTCCGGCCAGAGGTAACGGTCATCTTCCGCGCCTCTGCGCTTCCCGGCAACGGAGAACGGTTGACAGGGGAATCCCCCTGAAAGAACGTCAACTGTTCGCAATCCTGTTCGTGCATGAAAATCCTCCCCTGTCAGCGTGCGGATATCTCGCCATTTGGGGACATCCGGCCAATGCTTGCACAGTACCTTATACGGGTAATCTGCAAATTCGCACTGCCCTACCGTCTGGAGGCCGGCCCGCTCGGCAGCGAGGTCAAGTCCGCCGATCCCGGAGAATAGGGACAGATGCGTCAGTTTTTTCAACCCGCTTCCCTCCCGTTTTGGCTTTTTATGAAATCAAACAGCGTCGGCTGGTCTACCTCCGCTTCTGCTGACCGGCAATATTCCACACCATCTGCAAAGTATCCCACATTCAGTTCGATCCCGTATCCTTCCCGGCCCATTTTAATTGCCTCCTCCGGCACTGTGAACAGGCCTGCAAACGGATCCAGCACCACGTCCCCCTTGTTGGAATACCGGTTAATCAGCCGCTGTACAATATCGATCTGCAGCGGGCAGACGTGCATCTGCTGCCGCCGGGCAGATTGCGTCGTGTTGAGCGTGCGCATACGGTTGACGTCGTCCCATACGTCCGGGTGCCAGCTCGCGGGTGGCGCCGTCATGAAGGTTTTCGACAGCCTTCCCGCTTCGCCCAATGCTTCTGTGAACCCGATATGCTGGATGTAGTCATAGACATGCGAACGGGAGAATTGCTTCTGAATGCGCTGGATCTGATCGATCGGCATGGCACTGATCTCCTCCCGCGTCATCCGGCGGTTCCCGCTGCTGCGCCAGAAGCCGTGTGCGTCGATCTGCCACTGCGCCAACGGATAATCCTCCTTTGTCCGCGTCACCGGTGTATCCGCATAGGCTTTGCTGCGGTCCGTCGGCAGCTTGCGAAAGAGAAGGATGTATTCTGGGCAACCGACGCCCATCTTTGTTCCGTCCTTGCACTGCTCTGTCCATCCCAACCGGTAGGTCTGGTTGTTCTCCCGCACCACATCTGTGATTACCGTTATCATCCCAAAGTACATAAACCCGTGGCGCATATAGTGCTCAATGCACATCGCGTGAAACGGTTCCATCGTCGGCATGCCCGTTCCTGTTGCGTTGCCGAACAGCACCCGGTCTTTGACGTGTACCGCCATCACCCGTCCAGGACGCAGGATCCGGAGCAGCTGCGGGGACAGATAGTCCATCTGCTCAAAAAAGCGCTTTGTATCCTCATTGTGCCCAAAGTCGTTGTAGCTCGCCGTATACTCATAATGGTTGGAAAATGGGATGCTCGTCACAATCAGGTCAATGCTGTTCTCCGGCATACGCTCCGATTCTAAAATGCAATCGTTCTGCACCGCGGTGAAATGATCCCCTTTTATCTCTTTTCGCTCCACACCGATGCTGCGCTGCAACTTTTCCATCATATTGGTTCCCGACAATCCGTACTGTTTGACGATCTCGGCCATCTTTGCCGTCATCTCATCGTATTGCGCCCATTTGCGCTGCAGAGCCCTGAGAATCTCGCTTTCTGCATCCATGTAAATGATATCAATCACAACCCGCTCGCCCTGTAAAAATCGGTAAATACGGTGGATCGCCTGAATGAAGTCGTTAAAATCATAGTCGATCCCGACGAAAATCGCCCGGTGGCAGTGCCGCTGGAAGTTGCAGCCTGATCCGGATAGTTCCTTTTTCGTGGCCAACAGTTGGATTTCCCCATTAGAAAAGTCAATGGTATTGCGTTCCCGCTCGTCGAGCTCCTGCGAGCCGTAGATTTCCACGGCTTCCGGCAGAGCTTTTTTGATCGCGTGCCGCTCCGCTTCCAAGTCGTGCCAGAGGATGAAATGCTCCTGCGGGTTATCGTCGACGATCTCCGCCGCCTTTGCCACGCGAGTGGCGATGCTCTCTCGCTTGACCGCAGCCGCGTCCTTGAGGGAGACAGAGGCCTCCCGCTGAAAATGCTCCTGCCCATCCTTGCCAACGACCGGCGCGGCGTCCATGCACAGCTTGTGATAACGCACATCCAGCGGCGGCAGGTCATATCCGGTATCATCGTAGCCAAGATCGGACGGTTTCGAGATATACAGCGCCCAGGAGGATACCCACAGCCAGAATTCCTCTTCTTTGTGCGGGTAAAGCGTCAGGTTATTCGCTTTCGTGCTGTCCCGTTTGAAAAACCGCGTGAGGGCCTGCCCGGTGTCCATCACTTCCAGATACCCTGCATAGTGGATCAGCTCCTTGTACCGGTTCGGCGCGGGCGTGGCCGTCGCTACGAGCTTGTACGGCACACCCTTAAATTTGTCAAGGAACGTCTGGTAGGTTTTGCTCCCGAAGGAGCGCAGCACTGCCGCCTCATCGAGGCAAGCGGTTGTAAAATATGACGGGTCTATATCCCCGTCCCGCACCCGCTCATAGTTGGTCATCAGGAGCGGTCCCTCCGTCTGTAGGACTTCCTCCATCGTGCGGACATATTGCGGCGGGGCAATGTGCAACAGCTCCTGCGCGTCGTGGGTAAACTCCTGCCGCACGCCCAGAGGCAACACCAGTAGGGCCTGTCCTCCCTGACGCTCCGTAACGATTCGGCACCATTCCAGCTCCTGTACGGTCTTTCCGAGGCCGAACCTCTCGAACAATGCCCGCCGGCCGCCGCGTACCGCCCATTGCACCGCATCCCGCTGGTGCGGTTTCAAGATGGGATTGATCTCCGACGGATCTATCTCAAACCCGCTCTTCGGGGCAAGCTCCATTTTAGACCGTAAAAATTCTTCATAGGTTCTCACTTTATCAGCTCCCCTCTCTGCATCAGCTCTTCTGCTTCTCTGATCTGCTTTTTCGTCCGCTCTTCGGTCCATCGGCCCTTCAGATGTTCATAATATGCTGCAACCATCCATGACAGGGCGGTACGCATGTCTTCCCTCGGCGCTTCCGGCATTCTGGCTGTCAGTTGCTCTAACTCCATAACAAATTGCGGGGACTGGTGGATGTCATTCGCAAGGCGCTGCGCCCAGCGAAGAGCCCAAGGATGCGTAGTGTCACCCTGCTTGAAAGAGGTTGAGTTGTCGCTTGCTCCAGTCAATATATTCATCCTCCCATTCGATGCCGATATAGTCGAGTACCCTCCCCCAACCATATTTCTCCCCGGTTTCTGGATCGGTACAGCATCGATACATCCAGAATTCCCATTCCTTTGGATTGTCTTCTCTCAGCCGGTCGAACCGGTGCGGTCTCTTTTCGAGATGGATTCCAAACCCGCACATACTGCACCCTGTCCGCTGTGCCCGCGTCGTAAACAGTGTGCCATCCTCCGCCCGCTCAATGGAGCCGTAAACTTCAGGCACATGTACGTTGAGATCTAATGCAAGCTGCAATAGATCCTGCCGCAAAAAAGGAGCAAACGGGCAACTGCGCACGGAATTCTTGCCGTAGTAATTACAGCCGTTTTTGACAAGCCCCATTTCCCTTTGTCCACCCTCACTCGCCATCAATCCGAGGTAGGGATAACTGTCATGCTCCTTCGCCCAATTGTCGCAGGGCAGTTCTTTCATCCATTTGCAGCAGTCGCTGCTGACCTTGAACGGCGCTTTTTTGCAATGCAAATCCGGCCGGTGTTCCTGATAATTCCCTGCGAACAATTCCAGCCATTTATCAGGGAGCTTGATTTTGTCGCTATGTTTGTAGTTCCCCTGTTTGCCCATATCCCCTGTCATGATGGCGTGAATAAAGGTCTGCTTTGGGCAATTCGACTGCTGTAACAGTTCAATCTTGCGAGCCTTTGCCTTTGAAATAACCGGAAATCCAAACTCCTGGATGACTTCCAATTTGCTTTTGTAGGGCCGGACGATCTCTATTCCTAATTCTTTATGTACCCGCTGTATGCTTTTATCCTCCAAGCTGGAAACGGATATCCCATGCACGTTCAAACCAATCGATTTTAAAAAGCAATACAGGGTAATGCTGTCCAATCCGCCTACGGACACATGGACGTCGTGCCCTTCTCCAACGATTTTGTTATAAAATTCCCAAGCGCGTGTACGGGCCGCCATAACCTTTAATTCATAGGGCAAGGATTGCTTCTGTGCCATTTCTTCATAGGTCATTCCCATCGCCTCCGTTTCTCGATTTTGGCAGTGCAAGGTAATCCGCAATGATTTCAATCGCCGCATCCGCGCCCCTGCACAGCGCCGTTTTGTATCCTTCCACCTCCAGGGCCTCCAACCATTCCTTCTGTTCCGGCGTGGTCTTGCTGCCCTGTGTGCGCTTCATCTCGATGTACAGTCCGTGATATTTCCCGTGCGCAGACGGCAGGCAGAGATCCGGCACGCCGCTTTTCAAGCCTTCCGCGCGCAGCCGCCCACCGGTGGCCATGCTCCGCTGGCCCTCATTTGGCACATGGTAGAGCAACCGCAGTTCTGGCCACCGTCCGCTCGCAGCTTCTGCCCATTCCATCACAGCCCGCTGCTCTTCGCTCTCAGTCGGGATGGGCGGGAGCGCTTTTTTTCGGGTTTTTTCCTTCTCTTTGGGCTGCGGCCCGCTCGGCTGCTGTTCGGCTTTGAGCAGGGCGCGGTATTCCGCGGCGGACATGCGGCCGAAACGGGATGCGGGCAACGCTCCGATTTTTTTGGATGGTTTGGACGATTGCCCGCTCTCAAGGCTTTGGAGATAGACGCGGTATTCGGCGGTCGTCATGCGGTCAAAAGTAGTCATTGGTATTCTCAGCCCACTTTCACGCCGCGCTTTTTCAGTTCCACTATCCATATTTCCTTTACCTCCTGCGGACAGTGGGCCATTGCATCCTCCCATGTCGGCCATCTGCCGTGGACATCATAAAATTTGTACTGATAGCATAGACTGTCCCGGTTGTGCGGCTGATCAGGCGCGTGGGCAACGGCGCACTCCGGGCAGGTGCCGGGAGGGGTTGCACCGATCATTGTCATTCCGTGCTTATCGTTCAGGTATCCCATGCTATTTCTCTCCTCAATATATCGCTTATTGCACCAATTTGTGGCGAGCAATTCCTCCAACTCAAACGGCTCGTGGCAATGTGGGTTTGTTAAGTATTCCGCTCATCGCTTTCTCCTTTCCGGCGCGATTTTTACCATCCTGTAAAACTGGTAAGGCTCCCCGGTTAGCGGGCAGATGCCGTTTTCGACACTGTCCTTGTCTATGTAGTAGCCATTGAGCGGTCGCGGCTCATCCCGCCACGTTCGGGCCTCCTTGACCTCTGTTTTCGGCGGCGGGCGGCGCAGGTTTTTGCTGCAACTCCACCGCTTCCCTTTGATTTCCTCCCCGGTCAGAGGAGATGAATGCAACTGGTTGACGTAGTAATATGCAAGCCGCCAGTAATTGCCCGTTTCGTCCAGCGGCGATACAATCACCCGTCCATGTGGCCACATTGCTTGCAGCTCCCGGTAATCCATCCCACTGATCACCAGGTGATGATGGATTGCGCCGCGCTCGCCGTAGGCAGTCACCGCCACATAACGCAGTTCCTCTCCGCGACGGCGGAAGTGTTCCCGAAGCTTGCGCAAAAACTTCTCCCGATCTTTCTTCGCCTGTTCCGGCGTGGGGCGTTCCGCTTTGCGATAGGTTCCCATAATGCTCAGATCACCCGGGCCGAAATTCTCATTGAGCAGCCGGGCCAGTTCCCTTTCTGCAAGCTTTTTGTTATATGCTGCCATCGCCTCTGGGGTGGGGCTGTGCCTCTTCTGCCGTGCGCTGCGGGGATACCGGCGGATGGCAAGCTTCTGGATTTCGATGGTTTTCCCGGCCCGGTAGGTTTTCTGTAGGTACATGGCGGCGTTCCGTCCTTTCTTTTTTTGAGGCTTGCTGTCGGAGTGTTAATACTGTGAGCAAGCCGCATTGGCGCCCGCAGGCGCCCGAAAAAAATTGACTTCCCGCCACAAAAATGCTATACTATATATGTAAAGTGTGGGCGGGAAGCCCTGCTGTTTTATGAGGTCTGATCTCAGTGGCTGCTGAGATCAGACCATTTTTTATGTATTGTTATTTTTGGTATTTACCGCATGTTCATCTCGGCAGAAATCCTGCCAGGCGTCGATCAATTCCCGGCAGCCTTCCAAACCCATTCCTAAGATTGCATTGCGGACGGTTTCTGCATATGCGGCCCGGCGCTCGATCTCTGTGCGGGTTTTGTCCTCTGCCAGGGTTTGCGCATTGTGATAGGTACTGATGCTTTGGCCGCTGCGCCAAATGGTCATGAGCAAGGTTTCCTTATCACATGCGGTAACTCTGACGTCATAGCGCCCCATGTGGACCAAATACATTTTGATCTCACCATTGTGTACCCCAGTCGTCCGGAGTGCATTGGGCGATGCGCCGAGTTCTTGGAGGATCAGTTTGATGGCAGTTTCTTCGGTGAGCATGGTTGTTCCTCCTTTCTCAGAGTTTTTCGATGATCTCGAAGAAATCCTCTGCAAGCGTGATTTCGGTTTTGATCGCCCAGCCTTCTTCCCATGCCCTCTCAAAGCCTTCTCGGTCGCCGCAATACGCACCGAAATATGCGCTGAATACCCGGTCTTGCTCGATTGCATAGTAAGCGTCGCGGACCTGCGCATCGGCGTTTTCGGTCCAGTCCCAGATGCAATATGTACCATCTGGGCACTTTTTGACGATGATCTCCGCGCCGTCCAGGGCCGCATACGCTTTCACGTATAGCTTGGTCTCCGCTGTGGATAGATCCTTGTGATGCTTCGCCAGTTCCTCCGGCGGGAGCTTCGGATCCCGAACGATCACCCGGTAAAGCTCGTCCTTCTGTTCAAATGCCATGGTTATGCTCCTTTCGATGTTTTTTCTCCGGTGTATCGATTACGCCCCTGCCGCTCCAGCTCGTCCCCGATTTTTCGCCGCATCGCGCCTTCCCACGCGCTTTCGAGACGATTCCAGACGATCATCAGGTTGCCCGAGCGTTCCAGCAGCTCGTTGTATTGATACACGCCGGGGATTGCTGCAGATGCGCGGCAGTTTTCTACGGCGAGATAAACCGGAGGCTTGATCCCGTAATCGGAATCCCCCGCCAGCGGCGCATCCTCCAGCAGGGCGAGTTCGCCGCGGTGGAAGCTCCAGATCAGGCGCATGAGTGCTCCTCCTCCCCGTCATCGAGTGCGGCATCAAGCACTTTGCGCTTGTCCAGCAGGCAGGCGCGGTATTTGCAGTGGCCGACGCTCGCGGTGGTATCGTGGTACTGGCAGCCACTGTAGCAGTGATCCATGCAGATCGCAGCCTGTACCTTGGGACAGTGTACCCACACCTGCGCGCCCGCGGGCCTTCCGCCGCATACCGGGCAGGTCATGACGCCGCCTCCGGGCAGAGCGTCTCCCGGACATACAGGCAGATGCGCTGCACGCCGGCCGTCCGGGCGGCGGATACCACCACGCTGTCCGCTGTGCCGCGTCGGACATAGTCCCGGGCGATCTGCATCGCCTCCCGGTGGGCGCTCTCCGCTGTGACCGGGCCGCGCGCGGTCAGGGTGACAACAGGGATGAGAGTATCCTCCGGGGATTTGCTGTATTTACGTTCTTTAACATTAAAACTGGTCAGGCCGGTATGTACGACGTAGACTTCCCGCGGGCAAGGCGGGGTCCAGGGGGCGGGTGGTTTTCTCATGGGGTGTGTATCTCCTTTCTGCGTGCGAAGATCGCGCGCTCTTTGTCGCCAAAGCGCATCGCGCGGCGTAACTCGTATCCATCATGATCAAACGGCATTTCAAATGACGGCTTTTGCGGTAATTGCGTTGTCCGCTTATCGCATTCCTCCGGTGGGCAGCCGCGTGGCTCGCCTGTGTCGAGGATGTAATGGCAGATTTCTTTGCCGCCGCGTGATCCGGTTTCCGACCGGTAGTGTGCACAGCCTGCACAGGGCTTTGTTTTGGTTTTTGGTGTACGGCGTTTGGCGGTCATCGGCTTGCAGTCCTTTCGCGCGATCGATGCAGGATAGTTTTGCGGATGCGCCGAGCCAGCGGCAGCAGGTGCTTGTCTTCCCAGGCGATGAGCTTGTCCTCTCGCCAGCAGGCCACGGCGCAAAGTGCGACGGCGGCGAGGCCGAGAAGGGCTTCGACGATGGCGATGATGTTCACGATGCGGCCGCCTCCCCTTCTACGTTTTTTGTTCCTTGCAGAGCAGCGAGCGCCTTGCACACCTGCGCTGCTTGCTCAACAACCTCCTGCATGGTTTCCGCCATTTCCTTGAGCAGTTGATCGGGCGCCTGTCGGATCCCGTGCTTGTAGTTGTAGAGTAGCTGCGGCCGGATGTCATACGTCCATTTCTTTGCCTGCTTCACGGCGGTACCAATCGGCAGCACGCCGTCCTGCAAACCCCAATAGACGAACGTGTTCGGTTTGCCGAGATATTTTGCAGCGACGTTCACGGATACGGTTTTCAGGGAGAGTATGTATTCGTCGGTATATTCGGGCACGTAGATCACCTCTTGTTTATTTACATGAAGTCCAAATCGTGGTAAGATTGTGCTAGAATCAGCGTGAAATCACAGATTTCGCGCTTCTGCCATACCCGCTCGCGCGGGTTAAAAATAGAAAGTTAATAGGGAAGGATTGAGAGCATGCGATTGTGCAAAAAATGTGCCGCTATAACCGCCTGTGCGCTGCTGTTCTGTACGTTGCTCCCCTTGACGGTTTTTGGGCATTCGGGCCGTACTGATTCACGGGGCGGCCATTATGACCATCAGATGGGGATGTATCATTATCATCATGGTTTTCCTGCGCACGGGCATCCAGACGGCGTTTGCCCGTTTGATTCCAACTATGAAGAAAACTTAGAAAAGACCGCAGGAATGGATTACACCGATGCCTGGTATGAGGAAGAAACACAGGAAGAAAGCTCAGCAAAATCTGTTTGGCATCCGGTAACAGAAGCTTCCAACAAGCCTTTTGCAGGCAGAAAATTTGTCGCAGGCTTGTTAATCTTGCTGTCCCTTGGCATATTCGGGATCGTTTTATATAGATTGATGAAATCTCCAAGGCGTGTCGGAACACATCACCGTTTAGGCTCGTCATTCTTTATTCTTTTGCTCCCTGTATCTGTGATCATTGTGGCTGTGATCATCGCGCTTATCATTTGGTGTTTCAGGTAACCATCCTTTCTTTTCACGGCCCCCACCGTGGGGGAATTTTTATGCGGACTTTGGAGATTTTCTGAAAGCATCCATGTCTATGTGCAGTGCTGTGCATATTGAGATAAACTCGTCGGCTTTCAACACACGCTTCCCGTTCAAGGAGCTAGAAATTGCATCAACTGGTATTCCTGTGACTTTGGAAATGTGCGAATAGGTAATTCCGCGTCCTTTAATAATTCTTTTAAGGTTCTCGCACGTTGTCATTTCTATCACCTCATTTCTGCGTTTCGTAGAATCCATTTGAAGTATATTCTACTTTTCGCAGCATGTCAATAGAATTTCTCGATTTATTTCCGCGAAATGTAGAATTTTTTCTTGACTTCACCTATTTGTAAACATATACTCAAATAATGAAGGAGGTTTATTTATGGGAAATGTGGCCTATTTATTTCTTAAAAGTAAGAGAAAGGCTCTTGGCATGAGCGTAAAAGAAGTAGTTGACAAACTCTCTGAAAGGAAAATTGTAGTGTCAGATAAAACAATTTATAGTTGGGAAAGCGGTCATCGTCAGCCAGATGCAGATACGTTTCTTGCTCTATGTGATATATACGGCGTATCGAATCTTAATGACGAACTTCAGGAAGTAAGAAACACCCCCAAACCGGTCGCAACCAGTTCGGGGGCGAAAGAAGAAGAAATATATCAAATGTTAAAAAAGCTTGTTTCGGATCTGCACATTGATTTAAACGCTCTTACCGACCGGCAAAAGCTTGCTCTGGAGATCATCTCCAATATTATTGCTGATAACTTTTAATTCCTCTCCGAAGGCCATCACGGCAGCCTCAGCGTTATTTGCGCGCGAAAGGTTTTGAGCGATTTTTTTCAAGAAAACTTCATTCGGGTCAAAATTATGTAGCTCTACTGTCGGTTCATGGTGTCTCATTGATATCCCCCTCAACATAAGTATAGGTGATCAGTTCATTCGGATGCACATTCAGAGCTTCTGCCAATTTACATAAGGTAGAGGTTTTGATATTCACGTTTGTTTCCTTCTCCAGCGCTTCAATACGCATGCGGCTCACATCGGAGCGCTTTTCAAGTTCTCTCGTACTGTATCCTCTTTCTTTCCGGATTGCTTTGAGCTTTAAGCGTACAATATACACAATAACACCCTCCTCGGGCTATTATTGCATTGCTTACGCTTCATATGTAAAAAGTGTGAATGTCATCCACAAGTAAAATATTAACAGATATCTTTCATATTTTGGGCAAACTGCAGTTTGCCAAGCCTTTGAAATATTATACAAACATTCGGACTTTGTCTTGTGAAAAAGGTAGAAAAGTTTAAAAAATACAAAAACTTTCATGGGTAAGTACAACATTTGGCGTTTTTTCGTTATATAGAGTAGTAGAGTTTTTTCCATTATTCTTATTTGATAATATACTGAGGAGATCTGTATGGAAAAGGTAAAAAAAGCAAAGAAAATATTCATGTTTTTTATTGTTCTGATTGACTGGGCGATCGGATTCGCTTTTCCGCTTTTGGTTTATGCGAACGGACGCGGAGAGTGGGCTATAGAGGCGAAGCTGCGAGACTTGTTGGACATAATTTTAACAGCTCCATTGGCGGCTTTTATAGGCCCCGGCCTCATTGCGCTTGCATACGTTATAATCTATGCGGGATTCAGCATAGGAGATCGAAACATTAAACTAATTCCGTATGAAAATGATTTAAAATTCAACGCTTTTCTCTGCCTCATGAGCCCTGTAATAACTGCGCTTTGCGTTTACGAAGCAATGACAGATCGTCCAATGACGACCGCCTATCTTATCACTGTTATAATTGTCCTCCTCATTTATCTCTGTTTGGCATTATGGATGCCGCGGGAAGTTCAATGGACATTAGAAGCCGTAGATCGATTTGAGCAGGAATATCCCGACTTGGTGAATTATTACTCGTTGAGGGCGCGGATGGAAGATACTTTGGAAACCTACTTACAGATTAAATGCACAAACATATCGCCGGATGAATATGTGAAGCAGCAAATTGAGGAGATGCAGCAACATGAAAAATCCTAACGGCTACGGAACCGTCTATAAACTCTCCGGCCACCGGCGCAAACCATGGTGCGCCGCCGGGCCCGCGAAGCGCGACGGTAGTCGAATAAAACGCGACATAATCGGCTATTTTGAAACTCGGAAAGAGGCAATGCTCGCGCTCTCCCAGTGGCATATCGCGCCTCCTGCAGCGAAGGCTGAGATGACCCTCCAAGAGCTGCGCGACGAATGGAAAACTGTCAAATATCAAACCCTTGATAAATCCACCAAAGACGGCTATAACGCCGCGTGGAAGAATCTGGCCCCGTTATATGATCGCCGCGTCGCAGACATTCGCACGGGCGAATTTCAGGCAATTATCGACGGCCTCAACGCATCCTATTCCAAGCTGCACCAGGTCAAAGTTCTTTGTACGCAGTTGGAAAGCTACGCTATGCAGAACGATATCATCAATAAAAATTATGCCTCCTTCATCGTGCTGCCGAAAAACGACACACCAAAAAAGGAGGCCTTCACTGATCTGGAAGTCAAAAAAATAGAAAAAGGCGCAGCAAACGGAATTCCCTACGCCGACTTGATTTTGATCCTGTGCTACACCGGCTGGCGCATCACGGAATTTTTGGAACTGACACCTTTTTCCTATGATCCGGTTGAACGTACCTTGCGCGGTGGGCTGAAAACAGACGCCGGCCGCAACCGTATTGTCCCGATCCATCCCAAAATCCAACCGTATGTAGACCGCTGGCTTGCGAAGGGCGGCCCCACGATCTTCTGTCGAGAGAAAGCTGTAGGAAAGCAAGGCAACAAGCATATTGAACTTATCCCTTATACAGCGAATTATTTCCGTGAAAACTGCTACTACCCCGCTCTCGAGCAGCTCGGCGTTCGTAAACTTACTCCACACGCAACCCGCCATACTTTCATTAGCATGGAACACCGTGCCGGGGCGGATAAACTGACGGTGAAGCGCATTGTAGGCCACGCCTCTGGCGATGTGACAGATAAAGTTTACACGCACGTCGAGATCGAGGAACTCCGAGAAGCCGTGGAACTACTTGCCTGAAAGTCAAGGCACTGTGTCAGCAACGTGTTAGCAACCTGCAAAAAATAGACTATTTTACACGGATTTTAATACGGATTTGGAACAATTAAAAAGCATAAGAAAAAGCCCTGAAACAACATAGGTACGTTGTTTCAGGGCCTTCCGCATGGTCCGAGTGGCGAGACTTGAACTCACGGCCTCTTGACCCCCAGGCATGACTTGTGAACGTAGGTACGACGTTTCAAAGACAATTTGTCAGCAACGTGTTAGCAACCTCCAAAAATTAAAACTTATTCAATCCTTTTTGTCGCGCAGTTCTTCATCGGCCTGAATTGCCTTTTTCGTGAACGAGTTGTTCTTCCACCACGCCCAGAGCGACGCGCCCAGGGTGAGCAACAGGCTACCCAACTCGTATACCGTTGCATCCTCGATCGGCAGCGGGTTGTACCCGGCTGCGGCAAGGATCTGATTGATGAGAGCCAAGGCCAACACAATTGTGCGGATGATGGTGTCGGCCTTGATCTTGACTTTTTCGGGCACCGTGTCGCTAGCACCAGGATTCGCCATCAAGGTTTCTGATGGCACGTCGTCATCGTCCAGATTGACTATCTCGTAGGTCGCATTAAAAATCTCCGGCTTGCAGGGATACAGTTCCCCGACCACGCCTTGGATGATGTAGTCATGCGGGTTGGCAGTATGATCGCCCTCCAGCGTCTTGATGATCATCTGGGTATTGGATTCACCGGGATTTTTAATTGTGACAGTTCCATCTGCAAGCGCTTCGGCAAGCCATTCCGGCATCTCGTCGGGATTGTATTCTCCTAACCAGTCCCAAGCATTCACAACAACGGGTTTTTTGCGATATTCCATAATGTTTTTACCTCCAAATTTTAATTTCTGCCCTCCGCCCACTCGTCGGCTGAGTTCATTTCCTCAACGGATCAGCTGCGACAGCAGCCACGTCACAAACGAGATAATTGCAATCGGGATCGATACAAACATGTTCACCGCTCCTTTCTCAGCTCGTCGATCCTATGGTGCGCTGACTTTGTAGACTGCTCCACGATTCCCATTCGCTCCTGCAAGCGGTTGTGCTCATCTACTTTCTTTTCGAGTCGATCCACCTTTTCTTCAACGCGGGCAATTCGATAAATCGTTTTATTTCCGGACGCCCATACCGTAATCACGGATCCCAGCAGCGCGCAGCCTCCGGTGATTAGCGCGACGATAACGGTTTCTCCCATCGGCTTGTCCCCTCACTTGATATAGGATTTGGGGATATATCCGGTCACATTGCTGCCCACCGGCTTTTTCCCAACCATGTCTGCTCGCGGAGTAACACGATACCTGCCGCTGAATGCCTGCCCATCGTATAGATAGTAGGTGCCGCTAAGCTTGCGAGTGACCTTTCCAGTGGTCGCTGATGTGTACAGCGGCGCATCCTTGAGCGCGATTTTGCGCCCCGCCGCATACGGATTGGATGGGGCAGACGATCCGCCGGAAGCTGCTCCGACGCTCGCCGCTGTGAACCAGCCCGTGGCCTGCGCCGCGCTGGTTGCCGTCAGGATAGTAGAGCAGGCATAGGGGTAGGCAGCGCCTTTGGCAACCTTCACAACACACATTTTCTGGCCGCTGAACTTCTTTGTTTTTGCCCCTGCCCCGGAGCTGGAGGCCGCGCCAACGCCACTAACCGTGACGAGATCGCCCTCCTCAATTTTGCCGGCGTCCGGCTTGGGTTCCTTCGTGGCTGACTCGTATGTCTCGTATGTAATCCAATCGAGCTTACCCCAACGATCCCAGTCACCCTTGGCCAGCTCGCTGCGGATGACACCATAATCAAACCCCTTGGCCTCGATCACACTGCCGTTCCCAATGTACACGCCAACGTGAGACGTGCCGCGGAATACTAGCACGCCCGGTGTTTCCGGGATCGTCTTAATCGCGCCTCGCGTCTTGCAGCGCTGCAACATCCCTCCGACGTTGACGTCCTGGCTCGCGTTGTACTTCGGTGTACTTGTGGTCGTATCGCTCCACAGATAGCCCTTGATCAGCCCGCAGCAGTCATGCACCCGTTTGCCCAGGTGCTTGCTTCTCGCCGTCGACGGGCGGCTGCCGGTGAACTGAGCAGGGTACTGTTTCATTTTTTGCGTGAGCAAACTTTCCGTCGCTGTCTGACCAAAGGTCCCGTACCAATATGGATTCCCAACCTGCACCTTGGCGTAGTTTACAAGCCCTGTGTTTGTTTTGTTTGACAT